ACATTTATAGCGACCAATGAAGATCTCGCTGGCGGGACCATCGTACACGTTGCAAAGCGTGGTTGCCGCGGCGCAGCAGTGCCTGAACTGGTATCCCGAGACGCTGGCGGTTCCGGACGAGCCGCGGAAAACGGTTCTCTTTCCGCGGCCGGGATTGAAGTTCTTTGCGCAGTTGACGCCTACCAAGATTCGCGCACTGTGGGCCGGCGGCGGCCGCCTCTTCGCGGTCCACAACGACAAACTGTCGGAGATCCATTCCAATGCCAGCATAACCAGTACCGCGAAGGTCATGTTCCAGGGATCGGGCAATCCCGATCCGGCGCAGATCTTCTCTAACGGCCACCAGTTGATGATCATCACGGGAGGCCTGGTCTACATCGACAATGGCGCCGGCCCGGACCCGGTGCGCTTTTCTACGGGCGGCACGGCATCCGCGGACGGAACTACGTTCAACGTGCACCGGCTCACCGGGCCGCCGTTCGATGCGCCCACGATGAACGGCCGGGTGCTGCGATTCCAAGGAACCGTCTTTACCGGGGTAACCGTCACCGGCCCGGACGACATGACGGTGACGCCGATACCCGCGGCCACCGCAGAGGACACCTGGACAATCGATTCCGGGGCCAATGTGGACGCAGTGACCGGCGGCTTTCTCGATGGCTACTTCATCATCAATCGCGTGCCGCGGCCCGATCTTCCGCAGGACCAAGATCCGGGCCGGCAGTACAACATATCGGGCCTCTACGACGGCACGTTCTGGGACGAACTCGATTTCGGCGTGAAAGAGGGTAACTCGGATTACATCAACTCGATCCTCTGCGACCATGAGGAACTGATTTTATTTGGCAGGGAGACGACGGAGGTCCACCAGAACGTGGGCATCACGCTGGACAGCGCCGGCGTGGCGTCCTTCCCGTTCCAGCGCATGCCGGGCGCGTTCATGCGCGAAGGTTCTGTATCCGTCTTCGCGCCGTGCTCGGTGGGCCCGTACCTCTGCTGGCTCGGCGGATCGCCCAACGGGCAGACCGTGGCGTATAGAGCTTTGGCGTTCCAACCCGAGCGTATCAGCACGCACGCGCAAGAGGAAAGCTGGAACAGTGCCAATTTCAAGGTGTCCGATGCGGTGTCCTACTGCTACCTCGATGCCGGCCATCTGTTCTGGGTCTTGAATTTTTGGCAGCAGCAGCAGACCTGGGTGTACGACATGACGGAGGGCGCCTGGCACGAGAGGAACGGCTACAACCCAGCGGTGACTGCCTGGCTGGCGAAGGCGAGCTTCACGCGCTATCAGCCGTGGTATCACGCCTTCATTCCTGAATGGGGCCAAGGCGGCAAGCATATCGTGGGCGATCCGGCCACCGGAAAACTCTACGAGCAGAGCCTGAACTATTACGACGACGACGGCGTGGCAATCCAGTACCTGCGCGCCTTCCCGCATTTACTAAACGAGGACCGCTACCACTTCCACCATCGGTTCGAGGCGTACATGGAAACCGGCACGGTGGCGGCCGGCAACCCGGAAATGACCGTGGGCCTCGATTGGAGCAATGACCGCGGACACACGTTCCTGCCACTACCGCAGTTCCAGGGTAGCGGCGTCAATGGCGACTTCTCCAAACGCATCGTCTGGCGGCGCCTCGGGCGCAGCCGTGATCGCGTCTACCGCATCGGCGTGCTCGGCAAGGCAAAGGTGGCATTGACCGATGCGTTCCTCGAGGCCACGCCGGGATCTGCGTGATGGCGAACCTGACGATTCCCCCATACCGTGCTGCGCTGCTCACCAATGCCGATGGATCGCCAGTGACGCGCATGGGCGCGAACGGCGAGGGCGTCGTCATGACCGAGCGGCAATGGTACATGTTTTGGCAGTCCGCGGCGCAGCAGATCAACGACGGCGCTACCTTGCTCGGTCAACTCGCCGGCCTGGTCGATTACGGGAATCATGCCGACCGGCCGGATCCGCAGTTCGCGACAGACGGAGCGCTCTATGTCGAACAGGACCGCGGAAGCGTCCTCTACCAGAACCAGGGGGGTGTCTGGCAGTACATCGCGGGCATCATGTACGGCACGCTAGTGCCCGACCAGAGGCCCGCGGACCTGGGACCGGCCGCCGATGCCGGTTTCCAGTTCCGCACCAACGTGGACCCGGCGCAGGCGTTCGCCTGGTCTGGAACGGCCTGGATCGAGACGACACCGATACGCTATGGCACGCATGCGGCGCGGCTGGCGGCGCCGATCGCGGGCCTCGTCTCCGGCATGCTCTGGATGGAGACTGACCGCGGGAGCGTCATCTATCAGAATCAGGGCGGGACGTGGCTGTTCCTTAGCGGCACGATGTGGGGCACTCTTGTGCCCGATCAACGTCCTACTGACCTCGGCGTCCACGATGCGGGCTTCGGCTTCCGGACCACGCCGCCGCCGCCGCGCGAATTTATCTGGAATCAGACCGCATGGGTTGAGGTAACGAATATCAGCGGCGCCACGGGCCTTACCACGGTGGGCGCCATTCCCAAGGTGACCGCTCCGGGCTCGCTCGCTGAAAGCGCCATGCTGGACAATGGCACCATCGTAACCGCTACCAACCGCGACATGAAGGTCATAGGGGCCATTCCGGTTTATGTCGCTTCCAACGCCGGCGGCAACCAACCAGGACGGTTTGGGAAGATCAACGATGCCACTGCTCTGTTGTCGCGCAACGTCTCCTTCGACGGAGCGAATTGGAATCTGGATAATATCGCAGCCGATGCCGACCTGTTGCTGACTTCGGGCGGGCAGTTTCTCTTTTTTTATCTGACTGCAGGCGCCAACCCGCGCCCTCCAGCGTTGACGGTAACTCTCGATACGGTTAGCGGCGCGGTGAACGTCACGACATCCTACAAGGTGGCCGGGGTCAAGGTAGTTGGCCCTCAGGGAGCGGCGCTTACCGCTACGGGAGCTTCGGTTTCAGGCATAGCTGGAGCGACCTATACCGCGACGGAGCAAACGATCCTGAATAATGCGGTGGCTTTGGCGAACCGCCTCAAAGTTACGGTCGATCAGATGCAGGCAAGGCTCCAATCGCATGGATTAATTCTCTAACTGCCATGATCCACATCGAGCGTTCCGCAGACTACGCACTGATCCGCGGGATCATGGCCCACCCCGGCGTCTACAGCCACCTGACCGACGACTTCTCGCCGGCGATCGCGGACTTTGTGCCGCTCCAAAGCGACGGCCTCTGGTATCTCGTCGTCTGGGACGGCAACGAGCTGCTCGGACTTTGGATGCTGGTCCCTCAGAACGCCGTGTGCTGGGAGATTCACACAGTGCTACTGCCCAACGCATGGGGCGACCGAGCGCACCGGGCCGCGCAAGCGGTCCTGGAATGGATCTGGACGCACACGCCGTGCCGGCGCATCGTCACCAACGTGCCGGCGGAAAACCGGCTCGCCTACCACTTCGCACTGTCCGCGGGCCTCGAGCAGTATGGCGTTAACGACAGGTCATTTTTGAAGCACGGGCGCCTGCAGAACCAGATCTGCCTCGGCATCAGCCGGCCGCTTTCGTTGCCGTTGTTCAAGGACACAGAAACACCGATTCCCGGCGATTCCGGCCTCGTGGCGCAATCGACGGGTCCGAAGGAGGGGTAAACATCGTGCCGGCAATCGCCATACCCGCAGCCATCTCAGCAGGAAGTTCGATACTCGGGGGAGTCCTCGGTTCCCGAGCCAGCAAGAAAGCCGCGCAGACGCAGTCCGACCAGGCGAACCGATCCGCCACCGAGCTCAAGGACGTACTGAACCAGTACAACCCGGCGATCGGCGCCGCGGCCGATACCGCGGCCGGCAATGTCAACACGGCGACCGCTGCCGGCCAGGCCGATATCCGCGGCGCAGTGGGCGCCGGCCAGGGCCGAATCGATACGGCCACCGGGAAGGCCATCGGCTACCTCCAGCCGTACATGGACGCCGGCGGCGAATCGCTGACGACGCTGCGCGGTCTGATGGGGCCGGGCGGCGACTTGAATAAGCAGTTCACGACTGCGGACATGCAGGCTTACGATCCGGGCTACAGCTTCCGCATGGAGCAGGCCGCCAAGGCGTTGCAGGGATCCGCGGCCGCGCGTGGCGGCGCCCTCGGGGGCGGGGTGTCGCGGGCGTTAGTCGGACTATCGCAGAATCTGGCGTCCAGCGAATTCGGCGCCGCGGAGCAGCGGTTCCGGGCGCAGCAGGGCGACCGCTTCAACCGGCTGAATACGTTGGTGAACCTCGGCGCGACGACGGCAGACCGGGCGGCCGGCTACGGCACTGCGGGCGCCAGCGAAGCGGCACGGCTCGGGTTGACCGGCGCCACCTCGGCCGCGGACCTCGGGCTGCGCGGTGCATCGACGGCCGGCGGATTCACGACGGATGCGGCGAACCGGATGACCGACAACGCGCTGCGGACCTACGGAAACATCGAAGACCTGATGACGGGCGGCGCCGCGGCGAAGGCCGCGGGCACCGTGGGTTCCGCGAATGCGTGGACCGGCGCTCTCGGGGGAGTTGCGAATGCGGCCGGCCAGGTGGGGAACTACTACCAGAACAAGCAGACGCTGGCGACCCTGATGCAGAACCCGGCGGCGCAGGGCTGGAACTACGGCGCCGGCAATCAGTACGGATCGACTCCCTACGGCGGCGGCGCATACGATCCGGTCACTGGCGCCTATACCGTTCGGCGCCGGGCAGGGGCATAACATGGCAATCGATCCCTCCATTTCCCTCGGCGTCCGGCCGCCGGTGATCCAACCGCTGCAAATCCTGAACCCGCTCGAGCAGTTCGCCAAGGTCCAGACGCTGCGCAACCTGATGCAGGAGCAGCAGGCCGGGCAACTCGGGCTGCAGGCGCAGCAACTGAAAGTGCAGCAGGGTCAACAGGCCGT